AGAAAAGTTATTATCTTTGCATCATAGAGTAGGCAGACTGTAAAAAGTTCTTGACTTTATAATTTAAATAATATATAATACACTATAAGATGGAGGAGTGTTTATTTCCTTTCACTCCTTCATAACATATGGAGATAAAATGAATACAGTTTATATAGGGTATGATCCTAAAGAAGATACAGCATATGAAGTTTTAAAGTTTACTATAGAAAGAATATCAGGTAAGAACATACGTGTTGTACCTCTTAGAAAAGATCTATTAGAACTTACAGGTATGTATAGACGTAAGTCTGAGTTAATTAAAGGACAGCCATATGATATTATAGATGGTAGACCTTTCTCAACTGAGTTTAGTTTCAGTAGGTTTTTAGTACCTGCTTTAAATTTATATGAAGGTAAAGCTTTGTTTATGGATTCAGATATGTATTTACGTGCTGATATAAATGAGCTATTTGAAATGTGTGATATGGATTACTATCCTGTATGGTGTGTTCATCATGACTACAACCCAAAAAATAAAACAAAGATGGATGGTAAAGAACAACACCAGTATAACAGAAAGAACTGGTCTAGTCTTATGATGTTTAATTGTGGACACTCAGAAAATAGAAAACTTACACCTGAAGTTGTTAATACACAAACAGGTAGATGGTTACATGGCTTTGGATGGCTGCCAGATAAAGAAGCAGACATAGGTAGGATACCTGAAGAATGGAATTGGTTAGATGGTCATTCACCAACAGATATGGATGCAAAGAATGTACACTTTACTACAGGTGGACCTTGGTTTAAAGACTGGCAACCAAGAGGAGAAGTAGAAGGTAAGTATGCTGTTGAATGGTGCAATGATGCAGAATACTTGAAGCTTAAAGGTATAATTAAAATGGATAAGGACTACATGATATGACTAAGATAAATTTTGTTACTTCTTTTAATGAAACTATTTATAATACTGTAGGACATCATCTGATTAACTCAATTAAAAATAATTGGGAACCTTCTATGAATCTTACAGCTTATTATCATGACTTTGATCCTAAAAATTATGTCATTAATAATATAGATTTAAAATCTTTAGAAGATGTAGAAGATTATAAAAACTTTTTAGCAGTTAATAAAGATCATAATGGTACAGAAAATAATACTATACCTTATAACTGGCATCTTGATTCACTTAGATGGTCACATAAAGTATATGCTTTAACAGAGAAAGCTTTTGAATTAGCAGAAGAATCTAAAGATGCAGGGTGGTTGATATGGATTGATGCTGACTCTCTTGCTACTAAAAGATTAGTACCTAATGATATACTAGCCATGTTGCCTGAAGCTTGTGACATAGCTTATAGAGGTGTTAGGAATTATCCAGACCAAACATTTTATATTGATAGTTCTTTTATTGCTTTTAATTTAAATAAAAGACCTGCTCTTGATTTACTTGGTGACTTACGTGGTGCTTATAATTCAGGAGAGCTACTACAATATAGAGAATGGCATGACTCTTTCTTAATAGAAAGACTATTAAATATTTATAAAGCTCATGGTATGAAGATACAATCTCTTGAACAAATCAATGAGTATATTACACACTTTGAAGGTATAGACAATATAAAAAATCTTAGTATTAGAGATGATCAAGGTAAAAGATTAGTAGCTTTATCAAAGGATAAAGTATCTCAAGATATTATACCCAGTAGATATAAACAATTAGCTGATGTTATAAGACAGTACAAACCTAAATCTATTATAGAAGTAGGTACTTGGAATGGTGGTCGTGCTATTGAGATGGCTCTTGCTGCTTTTGAAAATCAAGATGAAATATATTATAGAGGGTTTGATTTATTTGAAGATGGTACATCTAAAACAAATGATGAAGAGTTTAATCTTAAAGCTCACAATACTCAATCTGCTGTAATAAAAAGACTACAAGATTTTAGAGCTAAGATGATGGAGAAAAAGAAAGTCTTTACTTTTGAATTAGGTAAAGGTAATTCTAAAGATACATTAAAAGATCGTGATGATTTAAATGCTGACTTTGTTTTAATAGGTGGTGGTAATAGTATAGCTACTACTAAAAGTGATTACAATAATTTAAAACATAATCCAATTATAGTTATGGATAATTTCTTTAGAGAAGATGAAGATAAAAATAATGCACCAGAAAAATATCATGGTACAAATAAAGTTGTTGATAGCTTACCTAAAGGAAAGAAAAAAGGTATACGTAGATGGGTGATACCTTCTCAAGATATAGTACGTGGTGGTGGTCATACACATCTTGCTCTTATACTAAATGGTAATGATATAGCTAACATAAATAAAAATTTATTAAACGTACCTATTGTAGTACACCCTAGAGACTGTGTTCCTAAAGATTTTATCAGAGATAATATTAGAGCTAATTTAAAACTTATAAATACATGGTTAGGTAAATTTCCTTTACATAAGGGTAATGTTATTCTTGTTTCAGGTGGACCTTATTTAAATATTAATAAATTAAAAACACATATAAAAAATAATCCTGATAGTAAAATTGTATGTGTTAAACATTCTTATCCTACATTAATAGAAAATGGTATACTACCTTGGGCATGTATTGTACTAGACCCTAGACCTATTACAGGTGTAAGTACACATGGTGTAGTAAGAGAAAAACTATTTAAAAAGATAGAGAAGAAAACAAAATTCTTTGTAGCTTCTATGACTGATCCTTCTGTTACTAAATATTTAATAGACAAAGGTGCAGAGATACATGGATGGCACGCATTTACAGAATCATTACGTGATCCTGCAGAACAAAATAAAAAGATGGTGGATAATTCTGTTACTCTTAATCCTGCTATAGGTATACCTCAAGGTGCTACTCTTATTACAGGTGGTACATGTGCTGCTATGAGAGCTCTAGGTATATTCCATACTATGGGCTTTAGAAACTTTGACCTCTTTGGTTTTGATTCTTGTATGGAAGAACCTACTAAAGAACAACAGAAAGAAACTACTGGTGCTGAAGATGAAGAACCTAAACCTAAATACTTTAAGGTAGGTGTAGGTGAGCAATACTTCTGGACTACTGGTGAGTTACTAGCTATGGCACAAGATTGTGAAAGAACTTTTAATAATCCACCTATGGAAATGAATTTAAATTTATATGGTGAGGATACTTTAGTTACTGCTCTATGGAATGTATCACCTAAAAAACCAACCTTTGAGGAAACCTTTAATGGATAACTATGTATTACCTACGAAACCTAAACCTTCTGAAAAATATTTAGAATTAATAGAAGCTTATAAACATTTACATGAAGATGATGATAAGTTTCAAGGCATAAGTTTAATACCTTTTGCTATAGACATATATAACATTATACAATATAATAAATGTAAATCTATTTTAGATTATGGATGTGGTAAAGGGTATCCTTACAAAGAACAATATAAATATATGGATCGTAAAAAGAAAATACCTAACTTCGATAAACCTTTACATCTATGGTGGGGAGTAGAAGATTTATTTTTGTATGATCCAGGTGTACCAGAACATAATAAATTACCTACTAAAAAACATGACATGGTAATATGTACTGATGTATTAGAACATATACCTGAAGAAGATTTAGATTGGATAATACGAGAGATCTTTAGTCTATCTAATTCAACAGTCTTTATAAACGTGTCTTGTCAACCTGCTTTAAAAACATTTACTACAGGTAAATATAAAGGAGAGAATGTACATGTATCTTTGTTTGACCACGAGTGGTGGGTAGATAAAGTAAAACATGTATGGAAAGATTACCAAGATTTAAAAATATACTTGACTTCTACAACAAAAGAAGGTATAATGGGAACATGTATAAAGAAAGATTAACACAATGTTCCTAAATAATGAAGATGAAGAGCTGTACTTATCAGCTAAATTAACTTTAAAAGGAGAATTACAATGGTTAAGAAGTTTAAGATTAAGGATCTTTCTGAAAAGAAAGTCGCATGGATTATTGCAGGAATACTCACAGCAATAATTATATTAGGTTCTATCTTTGGACCTAGTACTAAAGAAGTAGAAGCTAACGAAGACACATCAGGATACAGTACGTTACCTGGTTGGTCTGCAGGATACAGATACTACTTTGATATGGATGAAGATGAGAAAAGTCATATCAGATTATTTAGTAAATATAAACAAAAGAATGGTGACACATTTAAACTAGGTTGGGATAGACAGACTGGTAAAGATATGAATCAGTTTGATACTAATATAGATGATGATGGAGTTATCTTTTTTGAACAGGAGTTTAAATTCTAATGATAAAATATTTAATAGCAGCAGCAGTTGTAGGTGTCATTGCTTTTAGCACAGCCTACTTTGGTTTCTATGATACACCAGAAGAAACTACACCAACTACTCAAGTAGAATAATGGAAATATTTCACGTAGCTCTACTCCTCATTTGTTTTCGTGGGGAGTGTACTACATTTGAAAGTGCACCTTACTCTAAAGATTTAAGTTTAGAGAACTGTGAACGTATGCTCTCGTATACATTCCAAACTCAAGTAGGTCCTTACTACGATAACATCATAGACTTTGATAAAGATAAACCTGAAGATATTGAAATTGTTGATGGAGGATGTGACGTTACAGATCGTAGAGATAACTTATGGAAGATAACACCTAATGTTAATCCAGATTTAAATGAAGATAAACAAGAGAATATCTGGAGATTAGAAAGAGAACAAGAAATTTAATGGCATTAAATGATAAACAAGAAAAGTTTGCACAAGCTTATATCCTGCATAGAAATGCTACTGAAGCTGCAAAGACTGCAGGATATGCTTCTGCATCTGCTTACAATCAAGGCTATAGAAATTTACAAAGTGAAGAGATTAAACAACGCATTGAAGAACTAGAGAGTACGTTAGAGACTTCAGTAGATGTGATAACTGAAATAGAAAAGCAATATGAATTTGCTAAAGCTAATGGTCATGGTAATAGTGCTCTTAAAGCTTTAGAATTATTGTCTCGTATTAGAGGTGCTAAGAGTGATAAAGAAGTAGACGTATCACCTGAAGGATTAGATGCTAGTATAGTAGATACATTAAAGATATTAGGTAAAAAGAAAGTAGACGAACTTATAAAAAAATGTGGGTTCTAATTACTGCCCTGCTAAAGGATTATCTAAAGCTCGTTGTAGCATCTCCCTTAACTTTGTTTCTAGCTGTGTTAATTTACTATCTATTAGTTCTATTCTTCGTTGTGCATCAGACTCGATTGCTGTCCTTTTAGAATCAAACCTATCATTTGCATGATCAATCATAGTTCTAAGATCTGTCTCTGTTTGTCTAAGAGAAGTTCTTATATCTTGTTCAGTAGCTCTTGATCTCTTATCTACATTAGCTATCTGATCATGTGCTTCATGTACATCATTCCTTATATCAGTACGTATAGTACGTGCATCATCTTGTGCTGCACCTACCAGTTCTTTTAATGCACTCATTTCTATAGTAACATTACTCTCTAAAGAATCTATTTTCTCTTCTAGTAATTCTAGTTTTAAATTAAAACCAGAAAGATCAGGAGCCACATACTCATTTATCTTTTCCTCCATAGCTACCCACCTAGCATAACCTTCAAAGCCAGCCCATACTGCACCAGCTAAAGTTCCTAGTAATGGGAAAATTAAAAATAATCTACCACCTTTTACTTTAATACCTTGATATTCTACTTCACTCATATTGCTGCTGAATCATCCTTTCCATTTGTAAGTTAGATCTAACAGAGATATAATCTCCTAGAGGATCAGACATTATTACATCATTATATATTTCTTCTGCTTCATACCATTGCATCTGTTGCATTATATCTTGTTGCTGATACTGTTGTATATCAGGACCAAGAGCAGTAACTAATGCTATGGTTGTTAGTTGTGCTACAGGATCATATTGTGATTGTATTGTATCTAATACTTGATTAGCTTTATCTTGTTTCTTTTGTTGTTGTTTAGTAACTTCTAATTTCTTTGGCTCATTCTGATCCACCTCTTCTGATTCCATATCGTTATTCGCAACTTCCTTCTCTTGTGGTTCAGTCTCTTCTTTAACTTCTTCTTTAATCTCTTCCATGTTATTGTCTTCAGAAACATCAGCGACCTCCTTTGTAGGTTCTTCGTTAGTTTCTTCTACAATTTTAACAGGCTCTTCAGTAACTTCCTCTATAACTTCAACAGTTTCTATAACAGGTTCAGCTTCTATTGTTTCTATTTCTACTGGTTGTTCAATAGCAACCTCTTTAACTTCTTCTAGTGTAGGCATTGATACATCAACTTCCATACCTATATCTTGTATCTCTTGTACCATCTCCTGAACCTCTACTATAACTTCTTCATATGATATAGTACCTTCATTATATTCTTCCATCATAACACCAATAGTATCAACTTCTATTGGCATCTCTATAGCTATCTCTTCCATTGGATAGTCCATAGTAGGCATATCAAAGGTCATAACCATATCAAACTCTTCCATCATTTCATCCATTTGATATTGTTCTTCTGGTGTAGCAACATCATATTGCTCTATTAATTCTACTGTTATCTGATCTTCCATCAATCCAGGCTGAACAATCTCTATCCATGTTTCTACTGCTGTAGTTATATGATTGTAATTAACTGTGTATTCTACATTATCAAAGAAATAATTTTTAGATCCACCTACTCTTATAAATACTTTATCTAAATCTCCTGAAAAATCATACGTTCCTGCGTATGTTGTAGGTGCTTGATTATTCTCTAATATAATCTGTCCTGTATCCCATTGTAGAACATTATTATTATATCCTTTTGTTTGAAAATATCCTGTGGTGTTTGCTTGTGAATGATGCATTTGTAGTTCCCAATCTAAAGCACCACCCTCTGATATATGAAATTCACTTATATTAACATACTGATCGAATGTAGTATGTGAGTTAGACGTACCTTTACCACATGTACCTGTACCAAAGTATGCATTACAATTTGGCATACTAGCTGAACCAATCCCTCCCCAATCTTGATCCATATCACCCTCGTACCTAGTGGTTACGCTACCTGTATCTTTATGTAGTAAATCACCTGTTGTTTTGTGTTCAACAGTTGTAGTTGTTTCTGTTATTGTATCTATATGTCCTTCACCTAAGTGCTCAGTCTCTATCTCTTGTGTAACTGTGTCACCTTCTGGCAACATCTGTGCATTAGATAAAGAGCAACATAAGAATAACAGAGAAGATACCAAGAGCACCTTCATCAGTAACAATTTCTTCTTCTTTAACAGCATTTTCTTTTACCCATTTATCATAGTCAGGTCTTTTTTCAGGGTTATTAGCCCATTCTTTAGCAGCATCTATACCAATTTTGCCCATGAATGGACAAGGTGTACCTGCCATTTCCATTGCTTGAAAGACTCTTTCGTCTTGACATAGTAAAGCAACTGCACCAACCTTCATACCCATTCTATATAAAGATCTGGATAGTTTAAGTCTTTCACAGTTCATATCACGTACTGAAGTACCACCTGCTATACCTAGTATCTGTGACTGTATTGCAACACTAGCTGCAAAACTACAGACATCTTGATTACTATTCATAATAGATGGAGCACTAGCTGTAGAGGGAGTTCTATCTACAGATGTAGTACCAGATACAGTAGACGAGGTAGATGTTACTGTATTAGTTTGTGCATAGGTTTGTAATGTAAATAAAAAACAAACACTAATCAGTATCAGTATCTTTTTCATGGCAATCACAATCACATTGGTTAAGTTCAATACATAAACAAATCTCTCCAGTACAATCTGGATTATTACATTTACATTCTGACATATTAAATACTCCTTGGTTCATAGTCGTAGTAGTTACGCATAATCATACCACCAGATTTTCTAGCAAACTCACCACCTTCATATACTTTAGCAATACTTCCTTCTTCTAATCTTCTAGCTTGTAGACCTCTTTGTTTTGCACCACCTGCTTTTACAAAACCTTCATCAGGATCATAGAGTTGTTTTCTAAATTCTTTTTTATCTCCTTTACGTAAAGCTTCTATAGCTTTAACACCTTGACTTTTTATTTTAGTTATACCTACATTTTGTATTAAAGGAATAAGTGCTTCTATTTCTCCTTTACTAAATTCTACACCTTCAGGAAGCATAGACGATAATTGATTTACACCTTGTAATGAAGTTTCTATTTGCCTATCTATATCAGCTTCTGCTACTTCTCTAGGCATAGCATATCTTTTTTTAATTTGATCGTTAGTTAAACCTTCTGTTTGTTTATTACCTAATGTTCTACCAAAACCTACAGTCCATTTTTTACCTAACTTGTCATAGTAAGGTATAATATGTGGTTGTCCTGATTGATTTACTGATTCATATTTACGAATTATTTTAGCTGCTTGAGGATATAAATCAGATACTCTTTCTGCCATTACTGTTTCTCCATCCAACGATCTAACTTTTCTTCTAGTTTATCAAATCTTGCTAGTAGTTTATTTATTTCATTAAACACTTCTTTACGTGTAGAATAATTAGTAGCCATAAACTCTCTAGTCTTTGCATCAGACAACGCATGTTCTTTTAAATCTTCACGTAGCTTATTTATATCATTATTAGTACCACGTATCCACCATAGGAATGCACCCACAGCTAATGTAAGTATAGCATTCCATAACATTATATCTTGCATTGTCTTCTCCTAGTCTATTTCTGATCCATAAAAATCAGAGTAAAGTTGCATTAGTTTTTCATAGTCTATTGGAGATTTAGTTTCTAATTCTGATAGTGCTATATCATCATCAGTTAAAGCATCAGGTACAAATATATTATTTTCTACCATCATTAAAGCTTCGAAGTCTTGGTCAGATAAAAGACCTTCTTTAGTTAATGCTTTATACATATCTCCTTCATCCATACCTAATCTTCTATATGATCTAAGTACAGTTTTTAATCTTTGTGCATGTTTATATTTATTTAATTGTGATTCTTTATAAGCTTCTACAACAGCATTAGGATCAGTATTTGTATAATCTTTTATTACATTTTTAAATCTACGTTTAGATTTCTTCATATCACCTAAAGGTTTAGATGTATTAAACTTAAATCCTTGTGATAGATTAGCTGTTTGTCTACGTAATCCAAAAGCTGCTAAGTTATCTACCTCGCCTTTAGCTATACTAAATCCATATTGATTCTTAGCTTGACCTTCTCCAAACTTCTGCTCTGATTTATCAGCCATTAATCTTTTATTTATGTAGTCTAAAGTTCCTGGAGTAAATGTATCTTTTAAAACTCTTCCTATTTTATTAATAGTAGGTTCATCTGCAGTAGCTCCTCTACCTGTATAAGCATCTAGTGCTGATTGAAGTGCCATAGATGGATCAGTAAAAGGTCTTAACATATCTCTTACAGCTTTATACTGCATGTCTTGAATAGTTTGTTCATTATAATCTTCGTTGTTTAATAAAGAAGCTGCTATCATTTTAGCAGGATTTTTAATATAAGCATAAGGATCTAAAGGTCCTAAGTTTAAATAGCTTACAGTAATATCTCCTTTACTATTTCTTTTTAAAGGTCCTGTAAATATTTTATTTGTACCTTTTTCCCATTCAGGCAATACATTATTAAATGCTTGTTCTTCTTCATCTGAAATACCAAACATTTGTTTAGATTGTTCTACCATAGCATCACCTGCTACACCTGCTGCAGTCATACCTGCTAATCTTTTATATCCCATAGCACGTATAGCACCTTCGTTTATATTAGTAACTCCTTGTGCTCTCATCTCTCTTGCTGTTGTACCACTAATATCTTTCCAAGCATACTTAGCTAAGTTCATACTGTTACGTATCATCTCTGCAGGAAAAGCAACAAAGTTACCTAAAGGTAAAGCACGTAAAGATTTGATTGCTTTAGGAACAAGATTATAATTAGGCATCATGTCTCTTGTACGTTGAGCAGTAAACTTTTCTAAAGCATCTTCAGTCATATCAGGAAAAGCTTTACGATAAGAAGACATTAAGTTTTCAAAGTTAGCTATCTTAAATAAATTATCTTCTGCTTCATAAGCTTGTATTGTTTTTTCTGCTATCTTTTTACCACCTCTACCTATTCTAGTCTTATTAACAATACCTTCTACAAAACCTTCATGTCCTTTTTTAAATGCATCACCTGCAGCAGCCCTTAAAGAAGCAGCATTAATAGAACTATCTATAACACCAAGCTCTTGATAACGTGCAAATCTTTCTAAGTCTTGAGCAGAGGTAAGATTACTAAATCTTTTCATACTCTTTCCAAATCCTTTTGCCATATAAAGAGGATTGACTGTACCATTAGCTAACATAATAAAAAGATTACCCATAACATTTCTACCATGTGTAGGTATAGAGAATACAGTCTTCATACCTTGAGACGTAGCTTTAACTTTCATCCAATGTCTCATTACAGCATTCTCTCCTAATGCTACTTCCATACCATCATCAATAGCTTTTTTCCAAGAAGGATCAATAAACAACCCTTGTAAAGGATTTTTTACTCCACCACTAGCACCACCTAAAGCTTTCTGTGCTGATTGAGCAAACATATCTGTACCTACTGCTTCATCAGGAAGAGCTTTAACCATATCAGCTTTAGGAATGGTACCAAAAACAGCTTTGTTTTTCTTTATTGCCATATTACTTATATCTTCTAAAAAATTATATTCAGATATAACATTAGCCATTTTAACATAACTATTAGCATAGTTTCTCATAGGGTCTTTTACTTCTCCCCATAATGCTCTAATTTCTTGAGGAATTTCTTTTCTATTTTTTAATATCTTACTTGTACGACCACTTAATCCTTTTATAAAAGAATTATATTCTGGTCTTGTTACACCTTCAAGATAGTAATTCATGATCTTATCTATATCTTGGTCTGCTATAGGATTACCATTTGTATCTTTTAATCCTTTAAAATAATCTCTAGTGTTTCTAATGTCATTAGCCATTTTAGATTTATCACCATCTAACTTACCTTCTCTATATAAATCAAATTTCTTTCTAAGTTTTTTAGCATAAGAAGGATCATCAAATATTTGATATGTTCTATTGATATATGTATTTAAATTATTATCTATTGATGTTTGTAAAGAAGGAAGTATAACTTCTTTTATAGTACCTGATTGAATATTAATATCTGTAAGATTAGGATTTAATTTTAATAGTTCATCTTCATCTATGCCAGTTCTATTAGCTATATCTGCAACTGTTTCAGTTTTTTTTATTCGAGCTGATTTACCTAAAGCTATGTTGTCTCTAATATACATAGACATCTGATCTATTTCACCACGCATTTTACGTATAGCTGCTGCAGTCTCTGGAGCAAACTTTGCTATGTTAGTTAGTACAGCTTCATCACCTGTTAAAGCTTGATTAATACCTGCCATAGTTTCATCTGTTCTAGATTTTCTAGGCATTTCTTTTTTAATAGCTCTTCTTAATTCTTTTTCTAATATAGATGCACGAGTTACTGCAGCTTTAGGAGCTCCTGATCTAAGAGATAATAATGCTAAACCATCATCATCTAAACCCATTCGAGAACTAAACCATTCTTTTCTGGTTTTATTAACTGACTTAGCTAAATCTTTAACAGCAGTAGGTATAATATATTCATCAGCTAAACCACCAATTTTTTTTGCCAATGTTTTAGCAGGAAGTTTACCTAATCCTTTTAATGTTAAAAGAACTGTACCTCCTAATGAACCTTCAATAGCTAAGTTATTTAAAAAAGATTTTAAGTATTGAGCTGATTTTGTATCATCAGGATTTACTTTTAATTTTTCTACTATCTGACCTACTGTTCCCATAGGTGTACCAGCTTCATCAGGAACTGTATATTCTGAAAGTTGGTTCAATAAGTTTTCTTCAGGTTTCTCTACAAGTGTAGTACCTGCTGCCCAACCTGCAGTAATCTTTCCAAACTTACCTACCTTACCTGCTTTATTAGCAACACCTAAGAGTTTAGATCCTACGTTAAGAACTTTAATAGCTCCTGTAGCAGGTACAAGATAAGAAGCAATATCAGTTACTACTTCTTCTACAGGTCCACCTTGTGTAGGAAAGAATAATTCTTGACGTTTACGTTCTATAGATTCAGGTAAATTAATTTTATCTTTAATAGCTTGTGTAGTTTCAGGTGCAAAAGTTTCTCCTACTCTTTCAATACCTTCACCTACTTTACCTAAAGCACCTCCAACTATACGACCTGCTGTAAATCCAGGAGTATCTAAACTATCTTGCTTACCTTGTTTTTGTAGTGTAAAATATTCTGCTTGAGCTTCTCTAAAATCATTTAAATTAATACCTTTACTACGAACAAAGTTTCCTCTTTCTTCTTTTGTTTGTAGTTGTCCTTGAGATACAAGATCTGTTAATTCTTTTTGAGTATTAGAAAATATACTACTATATGGAGAAAGTGCTCCCATTATACCTCTGTATTAGGAGGTGTTGTTGATTTTTTATCTCTAGTTAGTAGTTCATTAATTTCTTCTATAAAACCTTGAGATTCATTTGTTTCATAATATGCTAGTCCATTATTCATAACAGAAGCTCGTGCTCGTACTATTATAAGATTTAACTCAGCTCTAGCCTTTCCTTTTAGAGCTACTCCACCAATTATATTTCCATCCTTAGATATTTTAACTCCTGTAGCTTCATTTAAAAGTTTTGTTACTCCATTTAAATCAGCAATTTTTGCAGGTTCTATTGCTAAATTAGCATCTATTTCAGCTTGTAATTTATCTCGTTCTAAAGATAATAAATCATCAGCATTTTCTTCTATCTTATCTTGCATTCTACGTTTTTCTCTAAGTTCAAATTTAGATATTTTCATACCAAGTTCTTCTTTTCTTAATATAGTTTCTAAATCCATTTTTTTATCTTCAATATCTTCTCTTGTTGCTTTTATTTTAGCATTAGTTTTACCCATAGCTTCTATAGTATCTGGAGCTACTTGTAAAGCTACATCAACAACACCCATAATGCCACCTTTACGTGGACTAGCAGCACCTAAACGTGCAAAAAAAGATGCAACATTAGCCCATTGTTCTTGATTCTTTTGATCAGTAAGACCTGAAGAACGCTCATCTAACTTACCTTGTCGTTTAGATACACTATCTAAGTAAAGTTTTCCTGCTGCTTCAATTTCTTTATCTTCTGTAGCTCTTGCTGTTGTTAACATTCTTTTATCTATTTCATCCATAGCTATTTGAGAAGTTGCTGCATTTCGTGCTGCATCTTGTAAAGGATTAAAAGGAATAGCCTTCTGTTTATCTGCCATTCTTTTTTCATTAAATTGAGTAATAGTTAAAGGACCTTGTAAGTCACCACTCTTAGGATACATTTCTTTTTTAGAAAGAGTAGGTTTTGTATCTGCTTTACTTAATTCTCCAGGATCAATAGCATTCATTTTAGATATAGACTTTTCACTATATAAATCAATAGGTTTAGGTGTTGTATTATCAGCTACACCTGCTATAGCACCTATATCAACAGGTCCATCATCTTTAAATTTTGGTAATTTTTCAGCAATATTTTTACCTATTTGTGTAACACTTCTTGTAACTTTATTATCTAAAAGTTCTGTAGGAGTATCAGGAAAATCTAATAAATTTAAATTTTCATCATAGTATTTTGCTACACCATCTACCATTTTTTTAAAACCACCTGTTATTTTTTCTAACATACCTTCTTGAGGTTGACCTGTCATTCTTTCCATTAATGTTCTATTTCCTGAACCATTTCCAGCATAAACAACAGGAAGACTATTTAATCCTCCACCTCCTTCAGCATATACTACACCACCTTCTTCTTTACCAAATACATTAGGTAGTTTACCACCAAAGGCTCCATAAGTTCCTACTAATGTACCTAGTCCACCAAGTAAAGTTTGTGCTGTAGATGGTGTAGGTGGTGAAGGATTAGCAAAAGTTGTTTGTTGCATAGGCGCACCAGTAACAACAGATTGATACTTAGACATAGCATCATAAGGAAAGTTTCTTTCTAATTGATATTGTCTAAAGGCTTCATCTAATGCAGTTTGTGATTGTTTTTGTTTTTGTTCACCAACAGTTTGCATTGCACCTATTTCACCTAGTTGTGCTTTAAATTGGTTAGGAACCATAGTAGCAAGTTGTGCACCTGCTTGTCCTTGTGCTTGACGATCTGCTTGAAATCTACTTACTGCATCTTGATAAGCTGATTGTGATCCTTTAGCTTGTATATCACCAAGTAATCTTTGTTGTGTATCTGCAGCCATACCTTCTAGTATAGCTTGTCTACTAC